TGTATATTTTTTTCTGGTTCAATGTTCGCGGGTGGTATATTCAGAGGTGTCATACTTTCATCATTTCCATTTAAGTCTAATGTTTCTACCATTTAATTATTAATCTGTTTTTTATTGAAATGAATAACCGCAAATATACTCACTAACCCCACATCAGATATTAGTGGATTATTCTTTAAACTTAAAGATTTATAGCAAAAATTAAACATATGTATACTTGGTTATTATGTGCCACGGGAGTGTTTTCGTTTTTAGCAGCTTATGGAGTGGGTGCGAATGATGTAGCAAACGCATTTGCGACTTCTGTGGGGAGTAAAGCACTGACCCTCGGTAAAGCTGTTGTGATCGCTTCTGTATGTGAATTTTCGGGAGCCTTTTTTATGGGAAGTCATGTTACTAAAACTATAAGAAAAGGTATAGCTGACTATGAATGTTTTCAAGAACAACCAGAATTACTCATGTATGGTTCCATGTGTGTTGCCGCTTCTGTAGCTCTATGGCTCTACACAGCCACTAGATTTTCCCTTCCTGTTTCAACCACCCATAGTGTCATAGGTGGTATGATAGGTATGTCACTTGTTGTTGGTGATTCAGAATGTGTCATATGGTATGAAAAAACACCAGACTTTCCATATGTAGGTGGAGTATATGGTATATTAGCATCCTGGTTGATATCACCTATATTATCTGGGATTGTTTCATCATTATTATTTATAACTTTAAGAACATTTTGTCTAAGACATGATAATTCTTATGATAGGATATGGTTTGCTTTCCCTATACTTATTGGTATGACTATTATTATTAACACTTTCTTTATACTATGGAAAGGTCTCAAAAATATGTCTTCTGATATTGAAGAATGGAGTCTACAAAAAGTATTCTTAATATCTATTTCAACTGGAATAATCAGTTCTCTGATTAGTATTCCAATATCTAGATATCTCAAAAATAACTTAAATTTTATAGAATATAAAGAAAACCCAGAAACACCCAAAGAAATAGCAGATAATACAGAAATCTTTGATCATAAAGCAGAAGAGGGTCTTAAATTCCTTCAGATTTTTACATCTATATGTGATTCTTTTGCCCACGGAGCAAATGACGTTGCAAATGCTGTAGGACCACTATCAACTGTTTATATGATTTATGAAACGGGACAAATCGAGAAAAAATATAATATGGAAGAAAACTCTTATTGGATTTTAGGTATAGGGGGGGTCGGTATAATTCTTGGTCTTTCAACATATGGAAGAAATATGATTGAAACACTAGGTATGAAAATTTCAAAAATTACACCAAGTCGGGGTATATGTATTGAACTTGGTGCTGCAATTATAATCATTATAGGATCGCGTTATGGATGGCCACTATCCACAACACATTGTCAAATTGGTGCAACGACGGCTGTAGCCCTTCTAGAAGGTCATAAAGGTCTTAATTGGAATATATTCCAAAGCTCGTGCCTGGCATGTGTAGCCACACTCGTGGTGGTAGGTTCTCTTTCTGCCCTATTAACAGCACAGGGAATATACTCTCCCGAAAAACAAGTTTAATATCCACCCCTCAACCTCAAAACAAGATGGAGGGTCGATTCCTTTTGGATGTTATAGTCACCGAGGGTCCTCCCATCTTCCAACTGCTTACCCGCGAAAATAAGTCGCTGTTGGTCTGGTGGGATACCCTCCTTATCTTGGATCTTAGCCTTGATATTATCAATTGTATCACTCGACTCAACTTCGAGGGTGATAGTCTTTCCAGTGAGGGTCTTTACAAATATCTGCATTTTCTTATGTTATAAGAATCCATTTCCTTAATTTAATTTATGAACATTTTTTAAGCTTTTGTATCTATGATATTCTCTAATCATCTTATATACCTATTAATTGGTAAAGTCTTGTGCGTTTTTATCATTTTCAGGATAACTGTCCATAATGTATTTACCAATTCCATACATTATTGACATGACTATAATATCATAAAGTTTTATTTTCTTCCCCAAAATAAATCCAGGTATAAGTTGTCTTACCACCAAAAATACAATCGCGAAAAAAATATATTTTTTATATTCCATTATAATATGTAAATATGAAAAAAAATTCACAAACTGGAAATAATGCAGCGCTTATGGCCGGGACTATGGCTTCTGGTGCTGGGTCAGGAATAATATGTCTACCGGGTGATAGTAGTTTTGTTTGTCAATTGAAAAGAATTGTATCGAGTGTTCAGGGAATAATATTTTTAGGATTTGCTATATTCTTGGTGTATTATTTAATCAATAACCGTAAGAAAATCTTTTAATTTTTTTAATGTTTCATCTAACGATGCTGCAGTGTGACCAGGATACCTATAAGCTATTTTGTTTACTATTTCTGTGATCCTATCATCATTAGTAAATAAAATACACCCCTCAAAATTTTTGAGGTAATCCATGTCATATGGACACTCCTTCAAAACCCCCAAGGCTGACTCAAAAATTCGTTGTTTTTCAAACTTTTTATATTCGTCCATCTTATTATTTAATACATTTATTAGCCTTAAGTGATAGTTTATACTTTCTTAACAGTAATGAATTGTTTTTTAGGAACCTTATTGGGATCTATTCTAGGGTTTGACTTCCCATGATTGTTATTTTTCTTATTATAGTTCCAAATTTCCGGCGACCCAATTTTAAAATTGGGTCGCATTTTAGCCTTATACCAGAACACACAATCCTCAATCTTATTCGATTTGGATGTATTATCTAGAACAAGACATTCGTAATTTTCTGTACAAGCATTCATGATTTGCGAAAACATATCATACGTTGGAAAAATACCGAAGAATGATTTGTAAAGTTTTTCGCGATTTTGAATAATATTTTCTCTTAGAATAAAAACATAATCAACATTTGCTCTTAAATCGGGTGTTAGATCCATACAATACTGCATAGTCAACATGAAAAATATTTTCCAGTGTCTACCATTCATAAAGCATTGTCTTATACATGTATCCTTCATAAACTTTTTGTCATACATACAATCATCCAACAACAAAAAGATTCCATTTGATTTCCCACCTTTCCCAACCACGTCTTTTTGTCTACTTAGGGCTCTTTCTATAGCATCTTTATCATAATCACCGTAAATGAATAGATCGGGAACATATTGTTGATAATGATGATTACCTTCCTCTGTAGCAGACATAACCATACCGATTGGTATATGTTTTTTGTTATATAGGATATCTGTTACTAAAGTAGATTTTCCAGTTCCTCTTTTCCCTATAAAAACACATACTTTATCATCAGCCATTCTTTCTGGCTTGAACTTTCTCAATTGGATGTTCATACTGAAATATACCACGAAAAAACACATAGAGACTTTGCGCGTATATATAACAAATGACTGAAGATTTCATCCGGGCTTGTCAGGATATTACTCTTCCAGTGTTGGAACAGGGTATGACCCTCGCAGCCAAATATTCTGTAGCATGTAATCGAACAAGTGTTACGTCAAAAGATGTTGAATATTGTATGAAATATGCAGGCATGAATCTTTTTGGTAAATCTATTGGTTCACTCTATCCTGAAATATATGAAGAAGTTGATAGCAGTGATGAAAGTGACATTGAAGAAGTTGATGAAAGTCTTATAGAGAATCAATTCACGAGATATCAAGGTGCTGATGAACTCATGATCAAAATCAATGAAGCCTACGATAATTGGGACAATTGGGTTCCAGACTCTCCAATAGAAATGATATTAAAAAGATCGATAGATAGTCAAAACAATGGAGGGGTTTGAAATATCTGAACCAAAACCTTGGGAACCGAAGGAATTAGAGGATAATATAGAAGAAGAAAAGGATGAAAGTGATACGGAATCTGATTTTTCTACCCAGGAAATTTCTGAAACCGAATCAGAAATCGAAAAACCTATAAAGAATAAAAAAATAACTCCACAATCCATTAAAAGACATATTGCATTCAAGGAAATACTACAGGAAGATTTAAATTTTTTTCCTGAGGATATACTATAAACAATGGAAGCAAAGAAGACTGTCATAAAAGTAGCTGAAGGCGTAAAGTCCGATTCTCTCAATTTTGTTGTAGCTGGTTTCAGCTTCGCATCAGCCGTAGCGTGGATGGATCTTATCCGTTGGGTTGTTGCCAATATTATCAATGTCAAACAG